GATATGGCAAATGACATTATGATTGACATTGAAAGTTTAGACACAACCCCAGATTGTGTTATTCTTTCTATCGGCGCAGTACGATTTGATCCGCGTGGCAATGGTATAGCAGAACGCTTAGAACTAAAGCCCACTGTAGAAGATCAAACAGAAATCTATAACAGACGCATTAACGATGATACGATTCGTTGGTGGAGCGAACAAAACCCAGCAGCATTAGAAGAAGCATTCAGCGAAGAAGGCAGAATGCCCTTTAAGGATTGCATGGAAGTCTTGTATAAGTTCTGCTGGAATCGTAGAGCAGTTTGGAGCAACGGAGCACCGTTTGACTTAGTTGTCATGGAGAATGCTTGGAGACAAGTTAGTGATAAGCCTAGTCCTATCCCCTGGCAGTTCTGGACTATGCGAGATACACGAACATTGTATGAAATCGCAGGGGTTAAACTTAAAGACGGTGGGCATAGTACAAGTCACAAGGCTGTGGAAGATGCTGAACGGCAAGCAATCGTTGTTCAACAAGCATACATGAAACTAATGAAAGCCGGATTGGCACAACCACGATGAAATTAAATGCTGACATTGACATTGACTTTGGTAACAGAGATAAGTTACTAGAGTTGATCACTCATACTAGGGCTGCAATGCGTAATGTCAACCCTATTCGTAATCATGCTAGTGGTGTTTACATCACTGACATTCCCTACGATCCAGTCAATGATATCGCAAGCATAGATTACACCACCGCAGAAGAACGAGGGTACTTCAAGTTAGACTTATTGAATGTCCATGTGTATGAGTCTGTGGAAAATGAAGCACATCTAATGAAGTTGATGCGAGAACCTGATTGGAAGAAACTAAAAGATCCTAAGTTCGTAGAACAACTGGTTCACTTGAACAATCAGTTTTATAACTTGAAAAAGATGCCAGAACCCGTTGATAGCATCACAAGACTTGCTATGTTCTTAGCAGTTATTCGTCCCGGAAAGAAACACTTGATTGGTAGTCGTTGGGTTGATGTAGGTAAAAGTGTATGGGATAAGGGTACTGATGGATATACATTCAAAAAGTCGCATGCCATTTCCTATTCATGGCTTGTAGCAGTTCACATGAACCTACTAAGTGAAAAAAGTTAAGGCATACGCTTAACTAATGTAATGCTTCTACGCTTGCTTCTACGCTTGTGAAGTTCATTCATGCTACAGATAGGACCATGAATGACAGTTAAACTCTTGTTACTAAAAGTCCTTAAATAGGGCTTGAAAATCCCCCACTCATCTTTCAGAAATAGGTTTATGGGGATAAGCCTATTGCTCTCCCACCACCAAACATCCCCAAGCTCTAAGAATTTCTGTTTGACTATGGGTTCTATGATCGAACCATAGTCATAAATCGTAGTCACTGAATCATCTCTATTCTGAATGATACCTACATAGTCCTGTCCGGCGTAGGAGCAAACTGTAATGAACGGGTGCGTTTCGCTAAGTTTCTTGAAAAATTCGTTGTGAATCATTATTTTTATTGTCTAGGAGTATTTATCGGAAAAGGTTTCCAAATAAATAAATCACAGCAATACTCTCCAACCCTTCACTGACTTAACTTTTTCAGGAGCAGTAATACAAAAACTGACATGTGATTGTTTAGCATCAACCATCTTTCGAAAGTTATACATTGTCATGAGCACCTGTTCTCCTGATTTTATATGCTCCCAGCAATATAGTTGATGATTATAGCTACCGTTCTTTTCCCCGATGTATTGGTCTGACAGAGCCTTGTTTTTCATTGGATGATTCATCCCGGATTTTTTAGCGATCCATTCAGGGCTTCTTACTGCTCCGCATGCACCGTCCCCTCCGTCCGTCAAGTTACGCAATATCCCGGTGTTGTTGTCTTTTCGCCCATACCATTTAATGTATCGGCGCTCAAAGGCAAATGCTCCTACTTCTGATAAATTCTGCTCTAAAATAACGATCCTATCGCTTGTTGGCGTTTGAATCCCCTTAGAGTATTTCCCGCTGTCGTTTTTAATACGATGATTTACCCATGCTCTATTACGCAGACCTTTACCAATGTAATAAGGTGTTCCGTTTTTTCTTAGATAGGCGTAAACATAGAACCCTGAGGGTGGATTCGATTTTGAATAAATAGTCATGCTGTGATTCCTTTTCAATCATAGTGTAGTTGGGGATTCCCGTCCCGCGAACTACACTTATTTATCAAAACTACTAAATATAATAAATGGAAAAATTAAATGGCTTATAGTACACCAGTCTTTCTTTATACTCAACGCCAAATAGTAGTATTACTAACCGGAAATAGCCCAAGGAGTTACATGCCCGTATATGCTAAAACATTGACCCTTCACAAGGGCGTGGACAATCAGATCCAATTCCAATTCTTGAACCAAGATCAAAAACCAGTGGACATCACGGGCACATCTATTACTTGCAGAATCTTAAACTATCAGGGTAATGAAATCCTCATCACTAAGGCATTGGACCTCGTACTTCCTTTGACTGGTATCGCAGCATTGAACTTGGGTTCTAGCGATTTGACTGATATCGTTGCTCAAAGATGCTACTATACATTAGAAATTCCAGTTGGTGACTTTGACTTCCCTGTGTTCGTTGACAGTAACGCCGGAGCAAGAGGTGACATTAACATCGTCAACAGTATTCTGCCCGACTTCATTCAAAGTTATCCAGTTACTATTCCAAGTGGTCAACCATTCCCTAATCTAACAAACGCAACAAGTAATACCCAGACTTATTACTCTAGTACGATTCAAACAAACGATGACCCAGTAACTACATTCCAAGTTCAATACTTGGGCTATGACGGAAATGTAGCGATCATGGGTTCTACTATCGTTGATCAAGATTGGTACACGATTGATACAGTTGAAACTAACCTAGCAAACTTAACAGATACCAGAGGCTATGTCATTAAAGGTTTTCACCCGTTTGTGTGTATCCAGTTCGTAAGTGATGCTGGAGCAATCGGCAACATTTATACACGATAACTATTGCTTTACTAAGTATAATCTGTTATACTATGTAAATGTTCGATATCCTATCTATAATCCCAGGTAGAAAGAAAAACTCAAGCAGCGGTTGGACTAGCTTCAACGCTGTTTGCTGTACCCACTTTGGTCATAAACTTGACAAGCGTGGTCGCGGCGGGATTCGATTCGAAGGTCCTAACTGGACGTATCACTGTTTCAATTGCAACTTCAAATGTAACTTCACGTTGGGTAAATCTATTACCTATAAAACACGACAACTACTAACATGGTGTGGCATTGATGATATCGAAGTTCAACGATGGAGTCTAGAGAGTTTACAAAACAAAGACATACTTGATTTCTCTACGCCTACTAGAGCCAAAATCAAAATGCAGTTCTCTGAACACAAATTACCAGAGGGCGAAATACTTGATAAGAACAACCCAAGACACAAAGTATTCGTTGATTATGTAATCAGTAGGGGAATAAGTATAGACGAATATCCCTTCTTGATCACCCCCGAAGAAGAAGGTAGAATGGGTAACAGAATCGTTATCCCATATACATACAAAAATAAAATCGTAGGACAGACAAGTAGATTCTTAGATGACAGAGTACCTAAGTATCTAAACGAACAACAACCTGGATTTGTCTTCAACATGGACATACAGAAATCAGATTGGTCAGTGTGTATTGTAACAGAGGGCATATTTGATGCGTTAAGTATTGATGGCGTAGCAGTCATGCACGATGATATCAGTGATGATCAAGCTAGGTTCTTGAGTTCATTATATCGACAGATCATTGTAGTCCCTGACAGAGATAAAACAGGATTGAAATTATGCGACAGAGCATTAGAGTTAGGATATCAAGTAAGTCTACCTAATTGGGAAAAAGACGTTAAAGATACAAATGATGCAGTAGTCAAGTATGGTAAGTTACCAACCCTAATGAGCATACTTCAAAGCGCAACAAGTAGTAAAATTAAGATTGAATTAAGGAAAAAGCAAATTGGCAAGCTCGGAATTTAAAGTTGAATATACAGTAGAGTTACAAAAATGGTTCTTGAAGATGATGTTAACAGATGCCCAGTTATATACTCGGGTAGCAAACATCATTGATCCTGATAACTTTGACAAAACACTTAGACCCATCGTTCAACTATTCAAAGACAGCACAGAAAAGTTCAGTACAATTCCAGAGCCAGAGTTTATTGAAGCGACAACAGGCATCAAGTTAGATACTATTGAGAACATTACTCAGGGGCATACTGATAAGTTCCTAGACGAGTTTGAAAAGTTCACTAAGCGTCAGTCATTGGAACGAGCGATTCTAAAGTCAGCAGACTTGTTAGAGAAGGGCGACTATGGTCCAGTTGAAAAACTGATTAAAGACGCAGTTCAGATCAGTCTACAAAAAGACATGGGTACAGATTACTTTGCTGACCCTAAAGGTCGTATCAACAAGTATTTCAATGCAGGTGGACAAGTTAGCACAGGCTGGCCACAGATGGATAAACTACTATATGGTGGTTTCAGTCGTGGTGAGTTGAATATCTTTGCAGGTGGTTCAGGTTCAGGTAAATCACTTGTTATGATGAACATCGCATTGAATTGGCTACAACAAGGACTAAGTGGCGTCTATGTCTCACTAGAACTTTCAGAAGAATTGACTAGTTTGCGTACTGACGCTATGTTGACTAGCATGAGTACCAGAGACATTCGTAAAGACATTGATACAACAGAACTTAAGGTCAAGATGGTTGGCAAGAAGTCAGGTCAGTATCGGGTTAAGGGTATGCCTGCTCAAAGTAATGTCAACGATATTCGTGCTTACTTGAAAGAAGTTCAGATTCAAACAGGTATCAAAGTTGACTTTGTTATGGTCGACTACTTAGACTTGGTTATGCCTGTTTCAGTTAAAGTGAACCCTAACGATCAGTTCATTAAAGACAAGTATGTGTCAGAAGAATTGCGTAACTTGGCTAAAGAACTAGGAATCTTGCTTGTTACAGCAAGTCAGTTGAATCGTAGTGCGGTTGAAGAAATCGAATTCGATCATAGTCACATCGCAGGTGGTATCTCAAAGATTAACACAGCAGATAATGTGTTCGGTATCTTTACAAGTCGTTCAATGAAAGAGCGCGGCAAGTATCAGATTCAGTGTATGAAAAGTCGTAGTTCTACGGGTGTTGGTCAAAAGATTGACTTGGAATATAACATTGAAACTATGCGTATTACTGACGAAGATCCTGAGGGATACGCAGATCAACAAGCAAAGTATAGTCCCAAGCCTAGCCCAAGCCCTAATGACATTATGAGTTCATTGAAGCCCCAATCTACACTGAAATCATCACATGATATCGTAGATCAAAGTACAGGTGAAATCTTACAGCCAGCAAATAAACATGTTGTAGCAGACGTTGGTAGCGCGAAGTTAAAGAATTTGTTGAATTCTTTAAAGAAGTGATATCAGATAAATACAAGTAGGAATAATTATATGCAAAAGCAAACCCGCAGTCTCCTACAAGAATTAGAAGAACTAGGTAATAATAAGGATACCACTCATATTATTGAGAACAGAGCCCACAACATTATTACCAGTGCCATCAATCTATTAGAGTTGATTAACCGTCACTATCCTAAAGAGAAAGCAGAGTTGCTAGAACGAAAGCTATTAAGCGCAATTAAGAGCAAAAATCGTGATAGATTTGCAAAATCATTGAGGAAAGATGACAATGAAGTCAAATAATATCAAAGAAGCGTCACTAGGTAGTGCGATTTGGTCGCAATTAAAGGACAAAGCCCGCGGCAATCCCCAAGGCCAAATGACTACAAGAGACACCATGGCCAAACAGCAGTTTATTAGCGATTTTATAGGTCGCACTGCTACTAATTTAGCACAAGGAATTGATAGTGGATTGATCGATCCTAATCCCAATGCAGGCCAGCAAGGTCAACAGCAAGGTCAACAGCCGTCGACTCAAAATCCGACGATTAATCCAACCGCTGCTGACGCAATAGCGCAAACAAGAGCAGAGAAACAAAAAGCCGCTGCAGCGACAGCTAACAGTCAAATGACTCCAGCACCCGCACCTGCTGCAACGCCAGCAGCTCCTGCAGCTCCTGCAGCTCCTGCAGCCACTAATAACTCTAGAGCAGCTGGTGCTAATGTAAGAAAGATGATGAAACAAAGAGCCTTAAATAAGGCTACAGTCAAAGAAGCACAGACCCAATATGCTTACACGATCAAATCATATCTACAGACGTTCTTACAGAAGTATATGGGCATGAATGTTAGCGCATTACAGCCAATGATTGATGCAGTTCAAGCGTCATATACTAAAGACAAAGGTAAAGCAGCATTGCAGAAATTGGCTAATGCTGCTTATAGTCTATATTGGACAGGCGGACAAGGCCATGCTGGACAAGGGACTGGTGTTAAACAAGGGGCCAATGCAGGAGCAGGGATAGGTAATGCCCTTAACGCGATTGCAGGCGGAAACCAAAATGCAGGACAGGGCGCGCAAGCAAATCTTAATACACAAGCAGCATCACCTCAAAAGGCTGAATCTGATTACAAACAAATAAAAGCATTAGCAGCAAAACTCACTAAACAACAGAAGCAATGGGTTATTAACGCATTAGAAAGAGAACTAGGCGGAAGCGCAGCAGCCCCAGCAAAAGCTGATCCAGGCGCCGCAGCGTTTGGTAATATGGCAAAACAGCTAACAGGCCCGGAAACAAGTAGTACAGGTGGCACAATAAATAAAACTGCCACAGGTTTAACCCATACTGCTAAACAACCAGCGGCAGCAGCTCCAGAAGCAAACCCGGCAGCAGCTCCAGAAGCAACACCAGCAGCAAAACCAAAAAGGGCAAGAACCCCAAAAGCAAATCCCGACTATAGCAAAACTATGTCTGGATATAAACCCGCAAATCAAACCCCCGCAGCAAGCGTACCTAAAGTTAGTAAGAAAGCAGATCAGGCAGAAAAAATAAAGGCAGTGAAGAAAAAAGCAAATAAAGATGTAAAGGCAGCGACAAAAACACTAGCAAAAGTACCGCAACTTGAGAGTAAACAATATAAAATATGGGGTCAAAAATGAATTTAAGCGAATCCCTATCATTTCTTGCCAACAAGATCACTGAATTATCTATCTTAGAAGAAGGTAAAGGTCACTTAGACCACCCTGAAGATTTAGTGTTCTTGGGCGGTAGTCAAGGTGCCAGTGGTGCTGTAGATTCAATCGTAAAGACAGCGCAACATCCTAAAGCAATCACAATCAAGTGGGACGGATATCCTGCTCTTATCTTTGGTCGTGATGTTAATGGTAGATTCTCTATCATGGACAAGCACATGTTCAATAAGAAAGACGGCACCGGCCGTCAAGTATTCAGCCCTAAAGAGTTCGTAGAATACGATAGAGCCCGAGGCGTTGATCGTGGTGATTTGTATAGTATCATTCAAACTATCTGGCCAGGTCTAGAAAAGTCAGATAATAGTAAGGGATACTACTGGGGCGACTTGTTATTCAGTCAACCAGTACAGCCACAAAAAGACGGATTGATTCATTTCAAAGCAAATCCCGGTGGCATTACATACACAGTAGATCCTAAGAGCGAGATCGGCGAGTTGATGATGAACAAACAAGCAGCAATTGCTGTCCACCAGTTCATTCCAGCTGGAGCTATGACTACTGACGAAGCAACCCCATTGAATGGGACTATTGGTAACTTACAGAATAACAGCGATGTTGCTATTATACCTGCTAAAATGCCTATCACTCCCAACATAAAGGTTGATCAGGGATTAGTACAAGAAGCAAAATCAGCAATCGCTAAGTACGGTCCAGCTGTAGATAAACTAATGGCAGCACCTCAAGCAGCAAGTGCGTTTCAGTCATTGTTTACAGTGTATATCAACAAAAAGATCGTTAGTAAAAACCTAAGTAATCTAGTAGACGGATTCTATGAGTTTTTCATGAGTCGTCCTATGACAGATACAATGAAAGCTAAACTAACTAAACACTTACAAGACAATCATGAGGGTGTTGTTGGTGCGTTTACTATCTGGATTGCTATCTATAAACTCAAAATGTCATTAGTAGAACAACTAAACAAGGCAGCAGAAACAGCTCCTGTGCAGGGTTATCTACAAGACGGCACTAGAACACACGAGGGCTTTGTTAGTCAGGGTCTTAAGTTCGTTGATAGAATGGGCTTCTCAGCACAAAACCTTGCAGCGCGCGGCTAAACTATCTTCCAATTTAATTGAGTTTTATTTCGTCCTTTTATAAGACGGCAAATATTGTTATCATCAATGTTACACTGTCTTATAAGTTCTTTTCGAGTACCGGACTTTATCTCGCCGGATATTATATTCTCTAATCGGTATACAGTGTGGTCGCTTTTTGGATGATCTAATCCTGTCTTACTGAGGTGGTGTTTTCCCTCCAAGACTAATGATCGTTGTGCCTTGCTAGAAATATCAGAAACTTCACTCGGCGTCAATTTAAGTCGAATGGCCAACAAAGTACATGCTTTGTAGTCACCTTGTGACTTATGTATGTCAAAATGTTCTTGTAATGAAACGGCCATTAGATTGTCAGGGTGGTTGTTCGTGTAATCCCCATCAATGTGATGAATCTCATAACGGCGACCATTTGGTTCTATTGGAATTGGACCGTAATGCTGTTCGTATAGTTTTCTATAAAACTGTCCGGCCTTGCGTGGTTCTTTATAAATACTCATGCTGATTGCTCTCTATAGCGTTAGAGTAGTTGGGCACGCCAATGCCGCGAACTACACTTTTATTTATGTTTCTACTCCAAAAACCGAGTTTTTTGAAACAAATGATAAATAAATATATGAAGCAGTAGGCTTCAACACATTTAAAGGAAATTTAAAATGGCACAATTTACAAAAGTTCACGGTGACTATCAACCAGTAGTAGTATTTGACGATCCAGTAGCTAACACAGCTGGCGCAGGTTGGTCTAATGGTCTTAACGCAGTTGTTTC